GTTTTTAAACACTCTTCATAAAACATCTTAGATTTAGGCCCTTGTGCACCATTATGCGACTGCGGAGTTCGCCAATATGCCTTTACCTGATTATTTACTCCTTGCTGTTTGCTTTTAAGACTGCGTCGATCGCTACAGTCCGAAGTATGCCACAATAAACACTCGCTCTCGTTTATGTGGTGCTCCAACATCGGCAGCTCCATAGCATGACCATCCAACACGATACCCCATTTCGGCCAGGTCTCGGAGTACAGTTCCGAATCCTCCCCCCCGAATCCCGGCAGCAGAGATTGACAGTAACCCTGCCACGTTTTCAGCCACAACCCATCTTGGTTTAAGTTCGCAAATAAGCCGGGCATACTCTCCCCAAAGACCGGAGCGGGTAACGTTCCCTTCACTATCAACGAAACCAGTTCTTTTACCTGCTGTGCTAACATCTTGGCACGGAAATCCTCCGCTGATAATATCGATCTTGGGTATTCCATCAGTTTTAAGTTTTTCTGCCGTGAGTTCTCTGACATCTCTGTAAATTGGGACACCCGGAAACCTCCTTTGCAATATTTTTTGCGGGTATTCTTCGATTTCACAAAAAGCCACTGTTTCTATTCCCGCCCAGCTGGCAGCAAGGTCAATCATACCTGCTCCGCTAAATAGCGATAACATTTTCATTGTCCTCACTCCTGCTCGCTACTTATGCTAACGCATTCCTTGTCCTGCAATCTTTTAAAGTTATTAAATATCTCCCGTGCTTTAACAGCCCGCGGATCATCTGACCACATCAAGCAGTTCGGGCAAATATGCACCTCAAAATATCGGCTGGCTACATGACTACCCGCCGTTGTATCCTTATGGCATATATCGCAATTCATAATCTCACCTCAAAACGGTTCTGACTTATTAGTGTTCAGCTTGTCAATATCTTCTGGTGTAAAGTAGTACCCTCTTGCAAGATTTTTATTTATGACTTCTCGCTTAGCTTTGGCATAAGCCAAAAACGCCAAAGCATGATTCTTCCGCAGCTGGTAAACAAACGTGTTACAGCAAGCCTTAACGTCGATAATCTCCGTCATTAACGCCAGCAGCTTATCTTCTGTCGGCATTTCTTTAAACTCTGTGTAAGCAGCTTCTACTTCAGACAGTTCTTCTTTGATTTTTTCAATCTGCTCTTCCGGTGTTGCGTCCCTGAATTTATAACATGGTGTCGTTGCTTTAATTTTCATTATTTTATCTCCTTCATTTCCGCAAAGAATGTGATTGCCGCCATATACTCATCGTAATATTGCTCGTTAGGATTATTACCTTCACGTCCGTATACACTCTCTACACGAGTTTTAAATTCGTCTAGCGTACCACCTTTGTAGTTATTCCAGCATCCGCACAGGACATTGTCGTCATCTACGCAATAAGTAGTTGTTCCTCGGCGACTGCCAATTCTAACAACTTGATAATATGCACTGCTGAGGTCTGCACTGCTGAGGTCTGCATCGCTGAGGTCTGCACCGCGGAGGTCTGCACTGCTGAGGTCTGCACCGCGGAGGTCTGCACCGCGGAGGTCTGCACTGCGGAGGTCTGCACTGCTGAGGTCTGCACCGCGGAGGTCTGCACCGCGGAGGTCTGCACTGCTGAGGTCTGCATCGCTGAGGTCTGCACGTTCCCCTCCTTCTGCGTTCCGCAACCATCTACCGTGACTTTCTATAATCTCCTGTAATTTTTCTGCACTTATTTTCATAGTTACCACTGCTCCCATAATCAAACTTTAAGTAAATCACCTTGACGACGTGCTGACCGTTTTGGTACTACATCAGGCACTAACGGATGATATTTATAACACCGCTCACGATCAGCAACCACATAAGTAAATCCGCTTTCTTTGTCTACTCTCAAAAACGGTTGATGTCCGCTGTATGGGCAATCAACAGTGTTAATACATTCAGCACATTTTCGTTCGACGTCGGCGATAAAGCTGATATCGCTGCAATTACGCTTTATAAAGCTATCATCGGCGTCAGGGAAAATCCTCTTTGCTGCAGCTCTAACTTTCTCACTTATTGGCTGCCGTAGTTCGCCAAATGTTTTGCCGGCAGCAAGATCAGCAAACAACTTTTTAACAAACTCATTTGCCGCTTTAGAATTACGCTCAATAGCCTTCTTATCTGCACCGATTTTATTTTGTCGTAGGATTGATAAAGTATTATTAATATCTGCCCATGTTGGCCAATATTTATTATTATCAGCGATATAATCAACAGTATCGCCCCACATCTCAATGTCTGTGTATTTATAACGCT